AAGCCACGTCATTGACAAGTGGGAATATAAGGAAAACATGACCGGACGAATCGCTATAGATTGGGGCTTCAGGAAGCCAAGTGTTTTGATCATGGCCTATGATGAAGCGCTTGATGCAACAGTGATCTGTCATGAGATCAATCCACAGGAAGTCACAACCGACCAACTCACAACGCTGATCCTTTCCATAGCTTGGCCACGCTCGTTAAAGTCCAAAGCTCCCGGTCCTCGAATATGGATTGATACCGGAGTGGCTGACAAAGCAGGTAAAGCGAGAAACGACCAAACAGGCCAAAGCGCTTTCCGAGTAATGAGACAAGATCCACCGAGAGGGCTTGGAGTTCCCTTGAGACACACCACCGACCCGATCAAGGTTGACATCTTGAATGGAGTCCAAAGACTCAAACGTGCTTTCAATTCAAAGCGCTATCTCATCACCAAAGAAGTATGGGACAAAGGCGAACGAGCGACCGGAAACAGTATTCGCAAGGCCATCCTCTCTTATGCTTGGGATAACAAAGAGCAACCAAAGAAAGATGGAAGGGAAGATCCATTGGATGCATTGCGCTATGATTGCATAATGTTTAATTGGCATGAGAGCGCTTTAGATCAAAAGTACAAGCCAAGAAGATCTGCTGGTGTTAGAACTAGGAATGTAAAGGTAGGGGGATCTAAGACAAGGAGCTTTTAATGTTTCAATACTTAGGTGGAAAAGGCCGAGTATCACGATTTCTGATCAACTACATGTCTGCAGTTCGTGAGGACAATATGACTTGGGTTGAGCCTTTTATGGGTTCAGGTAAAGTTTTATTTAATGTTAAAGGCCCAAGAATTGGAAATGACATCAACCATGAATTAATTTCATTATTTAAAGCTGTTCAAAATGGATATGAACCACCAGATAAAGTTACAGAAGATGAATATAATCACATGAAACATAATCAAGATTTATATCCTGATCATTTAAAAGGCTTTGTGAGCTTTGCCTGTTCGTTTGGCGGAAAAAGATGGGACAGTTATGCAAGAGGATTCAACGGCTCATCTCCTTTAACTTATCCAGAATGTGGGAAAAAAAACATCATGAAAAACAAACACAAAATGAAAGGTGTTTCTCTATATTCTGGTGATTATAAAAAACTAACGATTCCTCCGAACTCTTTAATTTATTGTGATCCGCCTTATATAAATACAACAGGCTATGGCTTTGAGTTTGATCATGATGAGTTTTATGATTGGTGTCGTCAGAAAGTAGACGAAGGTCATTTAGTTTTTGTTAGTGAGTATGAAGCTCCAGAAGACTTTGAATGTGTGTGGTCTAAAAAAGTATTCGTATCTTTAGAACGAAATAAAACTAACCACAAAGAAGAGAAGCTGTTTAGAGTACATAAGAAGCAAAAGTTCAAACTAATCACATATTGAGAAGAATCATGGAACTGATTGAAACAAAGTTGGCCATAGTCCTTCTTGACCTTATTGGCTCGACTAGGTTTGTTCAATCAGCCGGAGCTATGAAAGCGGCTATGTGGCTTCAAAAGCATGATCGACTTACTCGCTCCCTGATCTACAAGTTTAATGGTCGAGAGATTGACCGGTCAGATGGTTTTCTTTTGAGCTTTGAGCGACCAATAGACGCTGTTAACTTTGCTTTGATCTACCAAGAAACGATTCCACCACAGATCAAACTAGGCTGTCGGATTGGTATTCATTGGGGAGTGGTGGTTGAAGTCAAGCAAGATGAGATCTTCACCATGACAGGAGCTAAGTCAGTTGAGCTTGAAGGCATAGCCAAGAATATCGCAGCAAGAACAATGAGCCTTTGCCAAGCTGGTCAAGTCCTACTCACGACCGAAGCAATGAAAGCGATCAAGGGCCGAACCAATAGCTACACTCCTAAGAATACAAGGTATGCTTGTGTAGGTGAATATAGATTCAAGGGAGTCCGAGAAAGTCAAATTGTTTATGCGGTCGGATCAACTATTGAATCTTTACAGCCACCACCTGGAAGCGAGAAGGTGAAGCGGATAGCAGGCCCAAAAAAGATCAAGAGTAAAGCAAGGGATAGGAAATTGAAAGAATGGCTAGTTTGGTTTGCTGTCAGATATTGCATGATAATGACCTTCTATGTGATCAGCGTTTCAGTTCCTGTCTTGATTGATCCACACGCTAGAAGAATGAATGGAGTTGATGACTTGTTCTTTTGGATTGATTATATAGTTGAGTTTATAACTATGTTTTTCTTGGGGGTATTATGAACGCAATAGAAGACAGACAAGAAGCCAAAGAGTTTTCAAAGGATGTCAAGGCAAGGCGTGGATGGTGGTTCTCTGTCATGTTCTTGCTGCTTATCGTTGGCCTGATCTTGTTCCTAACTTATGTCAAGATTGTCGATGAAAACAGGGATGTCTTGGTGGGGATACTTGGTGTGATTACAGGCTCAATCTCTTCAATGGTCGCCATTGCTTCTGGTCGTGATCCATCAGAAGTGGAAGAGCTAAAGGACAAACTAGCAAGCGCCAACTCTGACAGAGAAGCTTTGATTGCTCGTCTTCGGGATGCACAGATTCAAATGCAATTATTGAGAGAGCAGATCTTTGAACTCCAAACAGCGGTCATCGACAAGCTCTCCATCTTTAGCGGTCAGAAAGCAATCAAGACTAAGTCCACAGATCAAGTCATGTTGGATCCGACCATTGAGGAATGGATTCCTAAAAAGTGATTGTCTTTTAAAGCTACTCAACTTATAAGAAAAGCCTGTCGGTTGAACACGACAGAAAAACAAGGGTAAGGAAAAGGCCATTGATCAAAAGTCAGTGGCCTTTTTCTTTTTAGGAGAATAGATAAGCTTACTCTCAAGGTGTTCAAGATTCTTGAAAAGAATAAAAAAAGAATAAGCTACTTCACTCCCTAGTCCAAAAAAGCGCCGACTTTTAAAAAACCTAGAGAATGAAGTTGGATGAACATAACACTTGATTTTATACTGAACAAGCTTTTATTGATAAATATGTGTTCAGTGTTTATAGTGTCTGTAAGCACCAATCCAATCAAGGGGCGCTAATGAGCTACAATGAAACAAAAGAACGCTCACCGAAGCATATGAGAGCGCTGACACCTAGATTCACCACAAGGGGAATTACAGGAACTCAACTTGGCGGTGGAGTGATTACAGGCAAGGAGCAGAATCCACAACTGACCGGCCTTAATTGGGTTCAAGAAGCTGAAGAAATGTTGAGAACGGATCCGATTGTGAGACGTTCTTGGCATATGCTTCGACAGACTTTGCTCTCTGCTTCTTGGCGCTTTGAACCTGGCATTGAAAACGATCCAATGGCTGACGAGTTGGCAAGATTCGCAAATGAAGCTTTTGGCTTTGATGGTTACAGTGGGCAGATGACTCTTTCATGGGAGGATCAACTTGCTTATCTTTTTGAGTTTGTGCCTGTTGGGTATCGTTATGCTGAAGAAATCTATCGAGTAGGTCCAGACAGCAATGGCAATGTTAGAGTATGGCTTGACCATTATGCAGATCGTGAACCTAGCGCACACCAACGGTGGCTTAGTAGAGATAATCAAAACTTGGATGGTGTCCTTCAAAACGTTGTGGGCCTCACTTATGTTCCGGAGCCAATCCCGGCCAATAAGCTTTTATTGCTCACTCTCAACAAGACCGGTTCCAACTTTGAAGGAGTTGGGATGCTTAGGCCGGTTTGGTGGTGGTGGCGGACCAAGCAACGAGTATCTAATCTCATGTGTGTTGGTCTTGATCGGTGGGCTGTACCTACTCCAAAAGTAAAGGTTGATCGAAGTCAAGCTGAAGCTCTTGGTTTAACCGATGGCGACATTGACGCAATGATCAATGATGCTGAAGCTCAAGCACAATTATTCATAAGCGCTGAACAATCTTATCTTGTTGAGAATGACGCTGTCAGTTTTGACACTTACGCTGCTCAACCGAATCTTTATGCAAGTGGACCTTTGGAGATTATCACCAAGTGTGACTCCCAAATGTCAGCCGCTTTCCTTACTCAGTTTGCTGATCTTGGCAACACTGAAACAGGAGCAAGGTCAGTTGGTGAGATTCACCTTTCTGTCTTCAGAAGAGCAGCAATCAATCTTTGTGATCTTGTCGCTGGTCAAGTTAGCGGTGTTGATCGTAGAGGTGGCGGAACCATTGGGCGGTTGATCCGTTGGAACTTTGGCTTGGTCGATCCTTCTAAGCTTCCAAAGCTAACTCACACCGGTCTTGATACTGATGACTTGGCGGAATCTTTGGGGATGCTTCCCGGTCTTGTTCAAGCCGGTCTTCTCACTCCCGATGATGAATTGGAGCGAGCAATCAGAGAACGTCTTGGAGCCGGTGACCTTCCTGAAGACGCTCAAAGATCAGCGCTTGAAAGAACAGCTAGTCTTGGCGGTGGTGGTGGTGTGTCAGCTCTTGCTGAACAACTAATCAAGCGGAGAAAAGCTAATGGCTAAGATCAAGAAGCGAACACAGGCCCAAACTCCGGCACCTAAAAAAGATCAAGTGACCGGAAGCGCTAAGAATCCAAAAGGAAGCGCAAGCGGTTCTCGTGGTGGAATCGAGATCAGTGACCAAGCTGTCAAAGCTCTCCAAAACATGATCGACAAACACAATGACCAATACAAAGCCAAGTCTAAAAAGGTAGACATGGGAATGTTGAAGGCAGTGTTTAGACGTGGGGCCGGTGCTTTTTCTGTATCTCATAGGCCGGGTATGACAAGAACCCAATGGGCGCTTGCTCGTGTTAAGACTTTCCTTAAGTTGGTCGGCACAGGTGAACGGAAGAAAGCATACAACACAGATCTTGACTTGCTTCCCAAAGGTCATCCACAGCGAACCGAGAAGGAAGCCAAAGCTGAAACTTTAGCTCCGGCCAAGTATGATCATATTGACTTTACTCCACCAAAGGGAGCGCAAGAAGCAGCAAAGCGAGCGCTTGAAGTCAGAGCAACCAAGCCACCAAGTCAAAGAGGGATGACCGATGTTGGCATTGCTAGAGCTAGAGATCTAGGCAATGGGAAGCAACTATCTCCCGACACTGTTAAACGTATGCTCAACTACTTCACTCGACACGAAGTGGATAAACAAGGTTCCACGTGGAACGATCAAGGAAAAGGCTGGCAAGCTTGGCAAGGTTGGGGCGGTGATGCCGGCTTTGCTTGGTCAAGAAAGGTTGTGAATCAAATGAAACGTGCAGACGAAAAGTCAACAAGCCTTCGAGCTTATGGCGAAGCAATTCAACTCACTCACCTAAGTGAGCCAAGTTATGACATCCCTGAAGGGCTCACCATTGGGAAGCCATTCAAGACCTTAGCTCTTGGCCAAGTATCATCACGAATGAATGGTGAGAATATCGGCCAAGAAATAGATCATGAATTATTAAGCGAAATGATCCGAGTCTTTAATGAGCGCAAGCTTGCGGATCCTGTCATCATTGATTGGCAACACGCTACTTCACCTTTTCAAGGTGGCTCTCCAGCTCCTCCCGAAAGTGGAAACGCTCTTGGGATGATCGTTGAATTGGAACTTAGAGAAGATGGACTCTATGCAACACCAGCATATAACGAGCGAGGTCTTGATGTTGTCAAGTCTGCCGGCGGTGTTCTTTGGTCAAGTCCTGAGTTCTTAAACGGGGAAGTCTTTTCTCGTGATGGCGGATCCAAGATTGGTGACGCTCAATTATTAGCAATTACTCTCACTCCCAGACCTGCTCAATCAAACGATAAGATTGGCCGGGTACTTTTAACCGAAAGGATAACATCAATGGACAACATTGAATCATTATCTGTTGAAGAACTGCGCCAAATGCTCGTTGCTAAAGATGCTTTGGTCAAAGAACTTGAACAAAAGATGAAGGACATGATGGCTGAATCTGAGTCTGCAATGGTCGATCAAAAAGAAGAGACTATGAAAGAGGAAGAAGACAAAGCTGAAGAAATGTCTGAGTCTAAAGAAGAAGGCAAAGCTGAAAAGATGAAAGAAGACGAAGAGAAGAAAGCTTACAAGATGAGTGAGCAACTTGCTGAGTCTACTTTATTAAGTGAGGTTCAAGCGCTTCGAGAGAATAACGCTAAACTTTCACAGCGTCTTGAAGCTATTGAAGCAGAGAAAAAAGAGGTTGAGAAACGTGAAGCAATCAACACTCTTTTAAATGAAGGCAAGATCACTCCAAGTGAGGCTGTTGTTGCTGGTAAAGCTTTCGAGCTTCGTGAGATCCAATCAGAGTTTTGGACCATGTTCAGCGAGCGACCTTCTAACAGCGCTCTTCCTTTAGTTGAAGTTGGTCATGGCGCAAGTGGCCAAGAAATCAACAAAGCTACTCTTGATCAAGAAGTCCGTAAATTAGCAACTGAAAAGTCTGTCAGCTATTCAGAAGCTCTTGACCTATTCGCTAAATCAAATCCTGACTATTACAACAAAGTATTTGGAGCTTAATCATGAATAACATCATTAAGACTTTCGTGGCTTCAGAAGCCATCACTGAGTTCGCACTCGTTTCTTCAACCACCGATGGCAAGATTGCAATCACTGACGCGGCTACTGATGCTCGTTGTATTGGTGTTGCTCAACGCGCTTGCGCAAGCGGTGAGGTTGTTGAGGTTCTTGTTCAAGGTGAATCACGAGTGATCACAGGAACCGGTGGAATTGCAAACACTGCTTCACTTGTTATGGCTGCCGCTGATGGAACTGTTTTAGCTCACGCTACTTCAGGAAATTACGCAATCGGCCAAATCCTTCCAAATGTGAACCAAGCTTCTTCAAGCGCTAATGATCAGATCTTGATCAAGTTCACCGGCCCTAACAATCTACTTCCTTAAGGAGTTAAATCATGGCTTCATCATATTCAAATCTACATCCTGTTGATCAGATCTTAACAAGCCTTGTCCAAGAAGTTGTTCCTAGTGATAATCAACTCATTGCTGACAAGGTTCTTGAGACTATCAAAGTCCCTGAGCGCTCAGGTACTCTATTAGTTGAAAACACTCGTAATTTCATGGGCGCAGGTGCAGGCCTTGACCTTGAGCGCGCTCCCGGTTCAAGTCGTGCTTCAATCGGTGGTTTCGATCGTTCAAGCCAAACTTTCAAAGCTAAGATCTACAGCGCAAGCGATTCAATCGCAATGGAAGACATCTTTGACAGCCAATATCCCGGCAGTGAAGAAGCTCGCATTGCAAAGAAGGTTGCTCGCGTAATGAAGCTCGCTCGCGAGAAGCGCGCAGCTGATCTTCTTTTCGGTACAGCTAACTTTAACAACGACAGCGCGACCAATGAGTTCGGCGGTAAGTTCAACGCTGTTGGCGCGGAAGCTCTTAGCTACCTTCATGAGTTGAAGGACACTGTATTTGAAGCTGCTCATGGTATCAATCCAGACACCTTGATCTTTGGTCGTCAATTATTCCGCGAGTTAGCGCGTAATCCTGAAGTTCGTGGTTATGTTGGAACTAGCGCCAATGGTATCGCAAGCGGTGAGCGCATCTTAAACGATGAAGCTGTTCTTGCTGTTCTTCGTGATGTTCTTGGTATCCCTAACATCTTTGTTGGCCAAGCTCGTCAAGACACTGCTGTTCCTGGTGCTACTAGCTCAGAGTCTTATATTTGGACAGGTGACAGCTTGTTCATGGGTATTCTTCGCGGTTCTGATGCTATCGTTCAAAAGAGCGGTAATGTGAAGGGTATGCCTGTTGCTGCTCTTAACCTATCATTTAACGATATGGTAAGCGGTCAGTATGACAGCCTAGACAAGACTCGCCGTTATGTTTGGGGTGAAGAAGTCAACACCTTCCACGCTGTTGATTCAACTCTTGGTCGTATCATCACTGATTGTCTCTAAGATATGTTTTGTTCTTGTGGTCAACCTATCCTCCTTGCGGAGAAGGAAGATGCTGATAAGTTAGCAGTTGAAGACTTGACTAGACAGGCCAAGAGTCAATCTGGTCCGTTGGCCACATTAACAAGAGCAAGACGCGATCAACTCAAAGCTGAGATTTCAGCGGAGAGGTCTTTTGCTTCCACACTTAGGACAGCAAGAGCACAACTATTGGAGACAGTGGAGAGCGCTATCACAGCGAGCAATCCATTGACTCTCCTAAATCTTACTGATGAACAGCTTCTTGATTTCATCTTACAAGGTGGACTTGGGCTTGCAGTTGATGAGTTCATTGAACAGCAAGAAGCTATCAAACAAACTGTTGAAACAGCGCTCAAAGCAGTTCAGCCCAACTTTGGGTTTGACTCAATAGCGCCACAGCTTGAGAGTATTCAAGTTGCAACAGCGCAAGCGGTATTTGATGAAGTGATTCTTCCTTCATTTAAAACAAGCATAAATGAATCTCTAAGAGATTTATTGGTTGATGTTCCTCCAAGCATTGTGATGAGCAATCTTGAAGCAAGGCTCAAAAGGTCAGAAGGAACACAACTCACAGAGGTCAAGACAAGAATTAGTCAATATGGTCGGGGAATCACAGCAGTGGCAGCCGAAACAGCTGGTCTTGATTATTATTTATACACAGGCCCAAAAGATGGAATCACAAGGCCCTTCTGTCGACAGCTGATCAATCTTGTTGTATCTAAACAACAGATGAACAGACTCAATAATGGTCAAGGTATGTCCGTTCTCATCAGTGGCGGTGGCTATAACTGCCGGCATAGTTGGAGTCCTGTCAGTGAAGGCTTCATTGAAGCGGCCAATTTAACCAAAGCAAGTTCCAGCGACATATCCAAAGCAAACGCAAAAGCAAAGAGGTGATCATGATCAAGGTAGCAACAAACGACAATTTGCTTTTCGAATGGAACGCACCAACACCAATCACAGGTGATGTCACTCTTGAAGTCTTTGGCGCTGATGCTGAAGTCAGCATCACACTCACTCAAAGCCGGTCTGACTTATCAATCACAGCGCTAGCCAATGACAGACGAACATTGACACTAAGCGCAAGCGCAACAGCTTTACAGGCTGATCAAGTCAAAGCCTTCATCATCACCAATGGTGATTCTCACTTTGCTGTAAAAGTCACTCGAATCGTAGACACCACAGCGATCTTGGCTGAACCATTGCCAAGAGAGATCGACCTAAGCACAAGCGCAAGTCTTCAATTCGCTATGTATTATGGAACAGTGACCACAGCACAAGTCACAGATACTTCTGGCTATTATCCTTATACTGTCAGCTATACAGCGGACATGGGAAGTCAGAATCAATCTCGAAGCGAGAAGGGCTTGATCAAGGTCACTAATAGACCTTTTGACACCGGTCTTGATCATGATGAATTGGTCAACACTTTCGCTAATCTTGCGGACATGGTTCCAAGACGACAATCAAGTTTTGAGCCACAAATCAAGGCAAGCTTAGACGAGATTATCTTGACCATTAGAAACGCTTTATCAGCAGACGACATCACAGAAGATGAAGTCTTTAATCCTGAAAGCTTCAAGCTTGCTCATGCTTATTGTGCATCCGCAAGAGTTTATGAACAAGCTCTCCAACTTGACGCAGCTCAAGCAATGAGAACACGTTGTGAAGAACTCATGGATAAAGCGCTCTCAACTATCTCGCTTGACTTGGATGGTGATGGAGTTGTTGACAGTGGTGAGGAAGTCCTACCAAGAAAAGGTGGAAGCGCTTCCGACTTTCGTGCTTCTTGGCGCTGGTACTCAAAGACATCAGCTGATTCTTTCTTCACTCCAAAGAGAGGGATGAAACACTGATGCAAGCAAGAATTGATTTAAATCTTCCAAGATCGCTTTGGACTCAAAGAGATAGTTTAGTCCTTGCTTCAAATACTCTTGCATCAATTAAGATGAGGACAAGCAAGGGCATTGATGCAACAGGTAATCAATTTAAAGGCTATTCAACAAGGCCTTTATATGTTTTAAAGCGTGGTGCTAGACTCAAGCCAAAAGGCGGTCGTTTATCTCGAACCGGTCGAAGCGTCTTTTATCAAAATGGTTATAAACAATATAAGCATGAAAGTCGAAGACGTGGAACACCAGGAGAAAGCGCTGAAGTTGATTTGGTTCTTTCTGGAAATATGATGAACAACTTTGTTGTAAAGCAAGCGACTGTCAATGGGTTTAAATTGGGCTTAACTCAACAGGCTAATTATGGGTATAGTGTGAACATGGATCGTGAGTTTATAGGACTAACAGATCAAGAAGTTGATATTCTTGTCCGCGCTGTTGAGTTTGATTTAAGGAGAAAACTACAATGAGTCAAGGCATCTTCTCAGCGCTTGAATATCTGGAAAACTCCATTGAAGCGATCAGTCCAAAAACAGATTCTCATCATGGCTTTGTTGCAATCAATCGCGGTGGTGGCTTTACTGCCAGCTTAGAAGATAGGCCTAACTCAACAAGGTACTTTGAGCTTGCCATTGAAGGCCTTGCCATTGATGATGGTCAAGCCGGTCTTAGTGGTCGAAAGCGGTCAAGGATTCAATGCCGAGTGAGATATGACATCCCTCATGACTCAGGCTTCTTGACTCGACAAATCAATGAAGATGTTGCTGACTTAATCGACAAGCTTAAAGGTCCACAATACCAACTAGCAACAACAGGCATAATAAGCTTGATTCCTTTGCAAGCTACACTTGAAACTATACTTGATGATAGGGGTGAAGTCTTTGCTTATCTCTTGATTCTTCCTTTTGATCTTCTCTATTTGGAGTCTTAAAATGGCAGTGACACACAGAAGTCTAAGCATTGCAGTTGAATCAAGCTTTGGTTCACTTTATGCATCAACAGGCCTTCCTACATCTTCGGGCCTTACTTATATCTCAATCCCTTGCGAACGTGATCCGATTGTGATTGCAGGTGAAGCGATTGTCTCAGAGCGAAATGATGCTCGTGATGGTTCTTATAATGTACCGAGTGAGCCGGACACAGTTTGGAGCGGTGGAAGTCGAGTAAGAAGACGTACAGGCTCAATCGTTTGTCGAGTTGATCTGACAACTGTTGGCAGTGCTGATGATGACTACACAGCAAACTATCTTGGCTATCTATTAGGTGCAGGTTTCAAGACCAAGCTTCCAAGTGTTCAGAGCGACACAGTGACAGCTGTTGACGCTAACACATACACACCAACAAGCGCTCCAGCCATCACTGATATTGGAACTTTGATCAGCACTTCAATCAATGGTCGTGCTGAATACTCTGCAATTACAGATAATGCAGATGCAAGCAGTGACGTGACAATCTCACCTGCTTTATCTTCAAGCTCTTACACTTCGGTTCGTGGCCTTCAAACTTGGTACACTCCAAGCCGAACCAATACCGGAGACTATGAAAGCTCTGTTTCATTCAAGATCGAAGGTGTCAACTTCTTATCATACGCATATGGCTGTGTGATGGAGAGCTTGAACATCACTCTTGATAACGGTCGCTTAATGGCTGAGTTCACTTTCCAAGCAGCATACATCACCGATGATCATGCAAGTGCCACCGGTCCTGTTGAGCCAAGCTACAACACAGGCGCAGCTCCTTTATTTAGAGGTGCTTATGTTGTGGTATCTTCAAGCGCTCCTAGCTCACTCACAAACGCAACAAGCGGAGACAAGCTTGGAAGAACAGCGCTTGATTGTGAGGACTTCAGCTTGACCTACACAAACACTTTGACACCTATGGGCCACAGCAACAGTATCTTGGCAATGTCTGACATGGAGATCAGCGATGTTCAAGTTGAGCTATCTCTGACTTTGTCAACAGTGAATACAACTATTGCAAATGACTTCTTCAATAGAACAGTTCGCCAAGTCTTAGTTGGTACAGGCCCACAAGGAACCGGTCAAGGTTGTGCAATCATGCTTCCTGCTGCAATGCTCACAAGTGATCCATCGGTTTATGATGTTTCAGGGAATGACATTGTGAGACAACAGCTTAATTATGTTCAATCAAGATATGCTGGTGACTTCTCCACAACTGCTTATGAAGCAAACGCAGGGAACTCTCCATTTAGACTTGGTTTAGGAATTGGTGACTAAAATGGCTTTAAGCTTCTTAACTAGCGCGGATCAAACACTTGAGATCGTTATTACTAGTGATTCCGGTGTGAAGGCAACAGACGAACAAAAAGCAAAGTATATTCAAAGCGGTGACTTGAATGACTTGGAGTCTGTGAGTGAGGATGCAACTCGATTCACAATCAAAGCATTGTCACCAAGCGAACGTGAAGAAGCTGAAGTCAGAGCAGGCGCGTACACTCGAAGCGAGTTGGGGCGGATGCTTTGGGTGGAAGCGCCAAGCGATTCAAAAGCAAGGGCTGTCTGGCATCACAATCTAACAGATGATGAACGTGAAGCAATGGCCAATTATGAAGCCTACTTGAACCGAGTTTATAATGAAATGATCATATCTTCATTGACTCACATTGACAATGAGGAAGCGAGCATTGACAAAGTCCAACTGATTCGACCAGAGTCCGCAAGGATCAAGGCAATCTCTGAACTTGTCGCACATATCCAAAGAATCAGCCTGTTAGGCATTGAGGGAAAATAGCGCTGGCCTCTTCGGTTTGGCTTAGTCATTCGAAGGGGCGAGCTTGGTCATGTGAACAATGCCAAGCCAAGCAAGGATTAAGGAAGCTTCGTGGGAACTGTGGTGGAGCTTTTAAAAAAGGCTTGCCTATGCTTCAGACAGATGAAGAAGGGTATTACTTGCCAGGTTATCGAGTGGCTCCCGATTGTGGTGAAGACTATTCAGATTTAAAGATTCGATCTTGTCCGGTCGCTTCATCAAATAAGCTTGCTTCAATTATTCAAGCTTATCATAGACACAGAGCCGGACTTGCTGAGATAACACATACATATCCAAATCCAACTTGCGCTCTACTTGAAGCCGTTGACGTGCTACACTCAAACACAGAAGAAGCGCATTATAGAACACAAGAACGCATGATGAAAGAAGCTCACAATGGCAACAAATAGAAGAATTGAGATTGATGTTGTTTTAAATACTGAGCAAGTTGATCAAGGCTTCCAAGAGATTGAGCAAGGCGGAAAAGATCTTGGCAAGACTTTCACCGGTGTTGGTGAGACTTTTACCGGTGTTAGTGGTGCAATAACTAGCATGGGTGATAATGCAACTCAAAAGCTTGGTGCTGTTGGTCAAACAGCTCAAGGTGCTATTAGTTCACTTGTTGCGCTCGGTCAATCTGCTCAAACTGCCGGAACAAGCTTTAGCGCTTTGCTTGGTCCTATTGGCTTAGTTGGTGTTGCAGTTTTTCAAGTGGCTAAAGCTTGGAGAGAATACCAAGATGAAGTCAATGGAGTTAATGTTCGTCATGATGCTTACATTGCTTCGGTTAGCGAATTAACTTCAGCGCTTGAAGAGTTGGCCACCTATCAAGTCAAGCTTAATAAAGCTGAAGTTGAACGATTGCAAAACTTAAGTATGCAAGCGAAACTTGATATTGAATCAGCTCAAGAAATAAGAGAACGGAATGCTGCTATAGATAAGCGAATCTTTAGACTTGATATAGAGATTAAACAAGCTAAAGAACGATTGAAAATAAATAAAGAATTACTAACTAGTCAAAAAGGTTCAATAGCATCTTCAAGAATGATTGAACAAGCTGCTTTATCTTTAGCTCAGGCACAAGCTGAGATTGAGAAAAAAGAACAGACTAGATTGTATTTAAGTGAGAAGCTAAAGCGTAAAGAACAAGAAGCAATCGAACTTGGTCAAAAAGGTGCAAACAACTTTGCTAAGTTTGAAGCTGAAAAAGAGAGACTTTTAAAACGATCTCCAAAGCTGAGAGGTGAGCAACTTAATGCTGAAGCTAAACTTCTCGAAGATGCAGCGCTTGAACAATTAAAGCTCAGAGAGAAAACAGAACAAAATCTGACAAACATTGCAGTTATTCAATCTAATCGCAGAATCAGAGAGATAAGAGCACAGGAAACACTTAGCCAAGAAATCAGAGCAAAAGCTATCAAGTCCGAAGAAGAGCGCTTGATGCTTGAACTTGCTCAGATTCAAAAAGATGCTCAAGTTAAAGCGCAACAAGAACAAGCAAAACGAAGAGCAATGGCGGCAGCTTATAGAGCTAAACGATTAGCAGAAGAGAGACAAGCCGAAGCTGAACAAGCTCAAATTAGAAATCTTGAAATTGCTCGTCTTCAAATCGTTGGTGTTGAAAAAGAAACAATCTTAAAACTTCAATATGAGCAAGAACTAAAGCTAGCTGGAGATAATGATAGAAAAAAGATTATTGCTCAATTAAGATACAATAATGCAATCACTCAGCTTGAACTTGATAGGCGCAAAAAAGAAAAGTCTGAATTAGAAGCAAGGCAAAAAGCCGAGCAAGAAAGTTTAAGAATCAGACAAGAGCAAATGAAAGCTTTCATGTTTGATACTGAAGAGTTTAATGCTCAACAGATTAAAGACCAAACACAACGAGAGATTGCTTTACTTGATTTAAAATATAAAAGAGAGATTGAGCTTAATAAGCATACTCAAGAAGAGATTACAGAGCTTCAACGTAGACAAACAATAGAGCGTCAAAAAATAGTTAATCAATCAATCAATGCTCAAATTGAAAAAGTGGGAGAGTTCGCTAGTCAATATGGCGCTGGTCTTGTAGAAGCTGCTTATGCTTCACTTTTATTTGGTGAGAACTTCAAAGAATCCGTTGGAAATATATTGATCTCACTTGGTCAACAAGCAGCGGTTCAAAGTCTAATGGAGACAGCAAAAGGAACAGCAGCTTTAATTCTCAATCCTGCAACAGCTTCAAATCACTTTGTTGCGGCTGGTTTATTCGCAGGTGCAGCAGCTTCGGCTGGTATAGCAGGTAAAGCAATGGGCGGTGGTGGCGGTGGTTCAATGGCCACAGCTTCAGCCGGTGCAACTTCTCCAACAGGCACACCACAGACAGCGACCACACCACAGCGAGAGCAAGCGGAAACATCAAGCATGGTGTTTAACATCAACTTTGGTGGCGCTGTCATCTATGATACTCAAAGAGCAGCTGAACAAGCTCTTGCGGATCGAATCACTAACCTTCAGAATACTCGAAGACGTGGAGCGCCAAGAAGGGGGGCCATGTAATGCCATTAAATAATCCAGCGCCAAACTTTGGGCTTTTAACTTCCATTGATATGACCGGCCAAAGTGGGGAGACTATCTTCACTCGCTCCGGTGGCAGTGATGTGGACCTTCCAAACTATGCAAGCGGTCAAGGCTATTATGAGGATATGCTTTTCTTCTTGAATGGTCGGGGAGTTGATGCAAGCTTCAAAGCTGATTATCAACTTAGCCTTGCCACCTTTGGAACATCTTGGGCGATGACTATCAACGAAGACGACAAGGTGACTATCACTTCGGATGTTCAATTCAAAGTGACATCAACCGGAAGTGATGATCCTTTTGGTTTTGGCACTTCAACACTTGTGGCCAGCTTGGTTGGTTCTGACTATGTGTTGAGCGCTCCCAATGATTGGGCTAGGGGCTTGATTGATCTTGATGATGTCAGCTATCGCATTGATGAGTCAGGCGGATCAAATACTTTTAATATCCCAAGCATTAAAAGCGATGTTCAAGATGTGACTTGCTTTATTCGCGGTTATGATGAAAGCGACTCAGACAGCTTTGGATTAAGCTCACTTCAAGCGCTTGATAATACTGCTCAAAGCTCAACTGACATCACTTGGACTTTAACCGATCAAGGTTATGTTCAATGTCATTATAGGACTAGCTTAGGTGATATAACATGGAGCAACACAACGATCAGAAACTTGCTAGGATTCACAGGGGAAGAATCACCGGTCACCGATGGTACACACTCCCGAATCACATCAACCCACAAGAGTCATGGGGTATTACTTCCCTCAAGACCTTATCAGAATCACCACCTAAAAGCGGAGAACATGAGCCAAAGCCGGAGAAAGATCGGTGGCGGTTATGTCTCAAACTTCATCGGCTCTTATGTCACATCCATTCTAAGATTCGATCTTGATGCTTTGCTTGATCAAGTTGACGACTATAAACACTTTATAAATAACTTCTTGCCATTGGTGGGGAGTGGCGAGCGTATCAACTTTTATCAATCTTGGGGGGACTCCCGGAGAGCCTTGACATCTAGCCAAGTTAATTCGAGTCAACCAAGCTATGATCTTTTATATACTTCAGAAGATAATGGCGCTCTTGGTCGAGTGAGAGGAAGCTTGACAACTTCCGACTTCGATTTGGCCTATCCAACTCGATTAAAAAGAAGAGTACCGGTGAACATGGAGATTGAACACCTATGAGCAACTCATATACAACACCACCGACTTTGGTTGATCCAAGTAGAGTGACAGCTGGATTGACATTGAGGACCACAGAAATCTCCAAACTTGGAGAGCTTCAAAATTATGCTTTTGCTCATGGTGGTTGTGTGGATGCAGTGGCTCAAGCTTGGGGGCCTGCTGTCTTTAGAGTAGATGCAACAAGTCCAACAGATGTCTGTGAGTGGTATATCCCAAGACCAAGCAATCATCACAATGTGTTCAAGCTTAGAATAGCTTGTCACCGAACAGCTTCAGGAAACAAGATAGGCGGAAGAATTACCTTTCCTTTATCTGCCAATAGTTATGATGCAGATATAGCCATAACGGATTCAACAAGATACAGTTCAGCCTTTGAAGAATTAAGTATCTCAGTGACAGCTTCAGAGAATGAGCTTTTTTGTAAGCTGACTTTGTTTGTCGAATGTGTCAGTGGGTATGTTGAAATATCCAATATCAATGGCAGTTGGACTTATATCAGTTCACCTTTATCAACCGGAGTTCTTCAGCAAGGTTCGAACACATTTATACCACAGGGAATCAACCGACTTGGCGCTGATCGACCATTGAGCGCTCGCTTTGGTGTAGAGACATTGAGCAACATCACTACATTGAGGAAGAGAGGAAGAACTCTTTTAAATTGGTCGGGAGCTTTTGACTTTGTGTCTGGAAGCACCGGACCGGCTAAAGGTTTAGGAACTTTCGAATCTGACTTGATGTTTTCTATTGTCTCCTTGTTTGGCGGAATGAACCAACAGGAGGATCTTGATGTGGATGTCTTCATCAATGTTGAGAATTATGTCAGCGGTACTTTTGAGGTTGAAATCTTTGGGTATAGATTAGCCATTGTTCAGAATGGCTGGAATAGATATGGCCTAAGCTTGAGGCTAAGTGAATTAGAGAGATACAGCCGAGACTTTAGACTCTCTATGTATCAAGTCGGCTTGATGCCAACAGCAAGAAATCAAGAGATCTTACTTGGTGATGATAACCGAATCACTTCAAGTCCGGTTTATATCAAGGGCCTGTCGATCATAGGAGTTTAAAGTGTTAATTCCAACAGGATATAAAAGCCTTCCAAATGAGCAAGGTTGCTACAATAACCAAGTTCTTTTTGGTTCAACTGTCAGCCAAATGGCTAGCGCTTTAGCTCAACTGACTCACTGTAAGTTCTTAGCTCAAGCTCATTATCATATTGGTCAGCCTTGCTTCACTGCTATTGGTGGAAGACAAGGAGCAAGCACACTATATAAAGATGTTAGTCAATATAATCTCATGTATCAGACAACACCTTTAAGCAGTCACTTAGCCTTAATTGTTCAATGTAGATCTTGGGGAGATCCCAATGTGAGCAGCTACTTTGATGTTGAGTTGAGGAACACGACAAGCAACAGCTACTCAGGAACTGTTTTAGATTATGGAATCAGATTCCAACAAGGATCAGACTTGACCGGTGGATCCTTCGAAACCTTTACAGCTTTTACAGGTAGCGAGTTGATTGAAGCGCCAACGAATACAACACCAGACTTTCCAAGACCTTTGTTTGTGCCAAGCGCTAATCGTGGCCAACTGTTAAATCTGAGATTTGACTTTAATTATGTTGAAGCCTTTACTATTCATATATATGACTTGTTAATTCCAGAGGTGACTCCATGACAATAACAAAAGAACATGGTCGGAGAATCTTTGCTCTTCAAGTCAGTGGCCTTGAATATCGTTATCACAGCACCACACCACCAAACACAACGAGCCTTGATGCTAATATAGCCACAAGTATTCCATATATAGATCAAGAAGGTATCTCGACAGTTGGGGCCTTTAGCGCTTCGGTTGATCCAAGTGGTGGAATAGGTCAATACTCTCCGGTTTCTGTCACTCTCCAAATAGATCGTAAAGGTGGACTTGGAGATCCCGGAGTAATCTTTGGAAGGTGTGGCGCTCGAAGCGCTTCCAAAAGAGCTCAAATCATAGACGATATAACAAGACAAGATACATTGATCAAAGTTGGTACTGATCTGACCGGCTTGACCTATCCTAGACTTTTGCATATTGGTTCTGAGACTATCCGAGCTAGTAGCGCCACAAGTTCAACAATCACAGCAACTAGAGCACAAGGCAACACTACACCACAGTTCCATACTGTGAGTCTTGAGGGCTCTTTTGTTCCAGAAGTTACGACAGAGCTCACGACTTTTAGAGGGAGAAGAGCCAAGCTTTTTATGGCTCATCAATATCCTGATGGAACAGTGAGTGATTATGTGGAGATCATTAATGGCTTTATTGAGCAAAGTCCGATCATTGAAGCCGGTGATTCAATAGCCTTGTCAATTGTTCCGTTGACAGCTTTGATTGATACTGAACTCGCTGACAAGATCAATCAGACTCGACTCCTTCAAGGTTATCATTATTATGATGGTAATTATGGAAGCGCTATAGAGTACGCGCTTGGACTCAGTTATGATCCTATTAATCAAGAGCCTGTTCTTTATCCAGATACAAGCTCAACAATCACAGCAAATACTTTCAATGCTGTCATACTTTCAAACTATGGCTCCGAAGATTATCTTGCTGACTTTGACACTTCTCTTCCAAGTGGTCCTGATCGTGATGAATATATTGGAAGCCATCCGCGCTACCCTAAATTAAAAAAGTTTGTTACTGCAAACTTGGCGACAGATGGAGTCTACCCAACAGCAACAGCTTATTCATTGAGCTTGAATGGTTATGTGATCAATGCTGACAGCTCTCCAAGCTCAGCCTTCACAGCTGGAGAAATCACAAATGCAGGCTTCTTCAAAATCACTGTAAACAGATATGAACTAAAGCAGCATGAACTTGGAAACCAAGAAGTCAAGCAATGGCCAAAGGTGATCAATGATGTTTTAGCTAGTGATGGACCAAGCTCAACTCAAGGCTTTAGTGGTGGCTTTGCTCAATGGAGATTAAATGCTGATAATATCATCCGAGCAAGTAAATTAAGCAACTCACCTTTTGCTGGAAAGGTCGTTCTTTGGAATGGCTACAATGGTTTTGTAAAGTTCAAAGAGCATATTGAAAACCAATATGGCTCAGCTACTCCAAGAGCTTTCACAGCCAATGGAACAAATATCAATTATCCACCAGGTATTGGTTTATATTATCCTCTTGATCTTGGAGAACAAGAAGATCCATTTTATCCCGATCAAGGTGACAAGTTTATTGAAGTGACAGCATCAACACAACCAAGAACCGGTTTCTTTGGTCTTCGTGATCTTGCTAAAGCTTATTATCAAAACTATGAATCAAAGATCTTAGTTGAAGGCTCTCTTGGACTCCCAACGACAGCCACAGCCGGTGAAACTTATGATGTCACTGTCTTATATTATGATCGACAAAGCGAAAGCACAAAGCGCCAAACTTTCCAAGTGACCCATGAATCTACTGTTTCCTTTGGTGGTTCGACAGTTGGCCGAATCTTACACATTGCTGATTCAAACAGCTTCTCCAATAATGTCAGCTTTGCAGATTGGCAAGACTCAGAAAGAGTTCTGATCTTTAGAGGTAGCCAAGTCATTGAAGACAACGCTGGCCAAATCATGCTTAAGCTCTTAGAGAGTGGCGGCGGAAATGAAATCAATGGAGACTATGATCTTCTTGGGCTTGGTTTAAATATATCAAGCACTGACATTGATGAAGACAGCTTCTTGGCTGTCGGTGCTTCTTGTCCTTTTGTTTTCACTGATCAGTTTGCCGGTGATGGCTCAAGCTTAAGAGACATCTTTGACAGCTTGCTAAAGCTCATGGGCGCTTGTCTTGTTATGAAGCGAGAAGAAGCCACAGGGAAAAGCAGATTAAGCCTTCAGCCTTTGGGAGCAGAGAGAACAGCCGATTCTTCATTGACCATTGAAGCCGGTGATTGGCTAGCTGATCAGCCTCCACATTGGGACATCTATGAAGATATAGTCACTCAAATCAAATATGAGTTTGATTATTCAGCGGAGGAAGACAGCTACCTAAGCGAAGTCATCTTCAACAATCAAGAAGCAATCAATCGATATGGCGGAGAGCGCAGTAAGATCACTCTTAGTCTTCCGGGAGTAAGCTCAAGAGACTTTGGGCGCAATGCTGGCGATAACTTTAATTTCTTTCTTCCAAGCTCATCAAGAATCTTCAATATACTCTCTAATCCATTAAGAGTTTGGAGAGGGTCCATCGGTACAGGTTCAAGCGCTTTCTTAGATGTTGGCTCTTATGTGACAGTTAGCTCTCCACACTTGCGAGGATATAGCGACTCATATGGAGTGACCAATGGTGTTGGTATGGTTCGCTCGATCAATCAAGAGCTTATGAGTGAAGGTTGTGAGATTGAACTTTTAACAACCGGCCTTGCTCCTGTTGCTTGGAACGCTACAGCACAAGTCAGCTTTATCCCAACAACTACAAGTGTTCTTGTTGAAACAGATTCTTTTAGTAGAAGTGATGTCGATGATGTCAGCTTCTTCAAAGTTGGTGATGTTGTTGACTACCTTCCACAAGGAGATCATGACAACGCAATCACAGGACTTGAGATTCAAAGTATATCTTCAAACACTATCACTTTTACAAGCTCTCATGGTATTTCTACAGTTAAAGGAACTTTAGAGCCAACAACATATGCGAACGCTAGCGCAGATCATCAAGCAGATGCTTACTTGGCAAATGCTAGCAACGTGATCAACACAACGACCGAAGCACAGGAGTTTTCTTAATGCCAACTAAAGCAGAACTTGAGCAACAACTTGACGATCTAAAACATGATCTTAGACGCAGTGAGCGAGCATTGAATCAAGCTAGACTCGATTTAGAGCAACTCGACACAAATGCTTACACTCAGAGTCATACAACTCCAGCTTTGTCTCCACAGACAAGACAAGCTCTTGATCGTGCCTATGCTGAGTGGGAGCGCGTTGTCGTTGATCCTGATGCAAGAGTTGATACTTATTGCAAGAGTAGAGAGGGCGCTGGATGGTCTTGGCAAGCTGACTATACAAAGAACGGCCAATATGCTTGGTGTGGATTCTTTGCTGCTTTCTGTCATACAGCTGTCAAGTTCCCAATTCGCCAAAAAGTTATGCCTAGCTGTTATCGACTTTATAAAAATTGGTCTAAGACATCGCGATCAATAGAGCATGGTAAGGTTGCTCCCGGTGATATTGTCGTTGTGTATAGTAGTAAGCGAGCGCTTCAAGGCGATCACATTACTCTTTGCATTGACAACTCAACTGTTAATGAAGGGTACATCACGACCATTGAAGGAAATGCTCATGGGACTCTTGGGAATGGTGAATATGGCGAAGGTGTAATCAAGCGCCAGCGTAAGTTCTCTGAGTTCGCTCATGTCTATAGACTTCTAGGTGAGGACTTCGATGAATAATCAAACGATGACCGATAAAGCCGGCGGTCGAAAAGCTTTAGCTTTTTATGCTGCTCTTGCCTGTTGCTTCACTCTCGCTTTGCTAGACAAAGCACATACTGAAGTTCTAGGATTGATTGATACGTTATTCTTTATCTATGCCGGCGCGAATGTCATGGCCAAGCGTCAACCACAAACCACAGAAACAAAGGGGAAAACAGATGAGTAAACTTGGAGTTCAGAATCCTATTTCAGCCGGTCAATACATGGGCGGTTATTCAGCAACAGCAGTGGCAGACACAAATTGGCACACATTAACATCAAGCGACTTTGTTTGTCCGATTACTCAAACAGCTTTTGCTGATGGTCTTAAGTTTGCCTTTTTAGAAATCCGCAACGGAAGCACAACACTCGAAGCACATTATAAGCTTAGAGCTGCCGATGCTCCAACGGATGGAAAGACCAATACTGATGGAGTTATTCCGATTCAAGGTGGCGGTTCGGCTGATATTCAAGGCCTTGCTGATGGGAACTTGGTCACATCAATCGCTTATGCTAAAGCGGCCGCTGGTGATACCTTCACAATCACAGCTGGCTTCAATAAATAAGGAGTGAATCATGGCAATTAAATCTTTTGGATTCGCAAGCGCAGGCGGTGGCGCAGGAACTGACAATCTTGATGATGTCACTTCAAGAGGAGCCACAACCACAAACGCCATCACAGTTGGTGGAGTCACTATTGGAACCGAGTACAGTCTTCCAACTCTCGATGGTTCAGAAAATCAAGTTCTCCAAACTAACGGAACCGGGACTCTAAGCTTTGCAACTTTAGACTTCACAGGTGGCCTTGAATACAAAGGCGCTTTCAATGCAACAGCAGGAACTCCAAGCCTTCTCAATGCCGAAAAAGGTGACTTCTATATCATCGACACAGCAGGCACAATTTATGGGCAGACTTGGGCTGTCGGTGATCACTTGCTCATCAATGAAGACATGGGTGGCACAATCACCAATAGCAAGATCGACAAGATTGATAATACAGATACACCGGCAAGCGAGACAGTGGCTGGAGTCATTGAGATCGCGACCAATGCCGAAGCGACAGCAGGCACAGCGACCGACAAAGCTTTGGTTCCAAGCAATATCAGTTCACTTGACTTGTCAGCGATGGACAATACAACAAGCGCTTTTATTTCAGACATCACAGGTGAGAGCCTTAATGATCTGAGTGATGTAAGCTTCACAGCCGGAGCAGGTATTGACAACTATGTTCTGACCTATGACAACGGAACATCAACTTGGGGAGCTGAAGCAGTACCAAGCGCAACACCGGCAAGTGAAACAGTGGCTGGAGTGATTGAGATTGCTACGAACGCAGAAGCCGGAGCAGGTACAGCGACCGATAAAGCTTTGGTTCCTAGCAATATCAGTTCTCTCGATTTGTCAGCAATGGACAACACAACAAGCGCTTTCATCACTGTCGGTGACATCCCAACAGCAAGCCACAGCACAGCAGGTATTTTAGAGACTGCTACAAATGCAGAAGCAACAAGCGCGACTGCTAATGATAAGATTCTGACTCCTGCCAATCTTAGCCATATTGATCTAAGCACCTTTGACAATGATTCAGGATTCATTTCAAACATCACAAACGAGAGCCTTAATGATCTGAGTGATGTGAGCTTCACAGCAGGCGCAGGGATTGACAACTATGTTCTGACTTATGACAACGGAACTAGCTCTTGGGGCGCGGAAGCGGTTCCCGGTGGAAGTCCAGCAAGCGAGACAACAGCAGGCATCATCGAGATTGCTACGAACGCGGAAGCGACAGCAGGAACAGCAACAGATAAGGCGCTAGTTCCAAGCAACGTTTCATCACTCGATTTGTCAGCAATGGACAACACCACAAGCGCTTTCATTAGTGACATCACAAGCGAAAGCCTTAATGATCTAAGTGATGTATCATTCACAGCCGGAGCCGGAATTGACAACTATGTTCTGACCTATGATCATGCAACGACATCTTGGGGAGCCGAAGCAGTACCAAGCGCAAGTCCTGCAAGCGAGACAACAGCTGGTATAATTGAAATTGCGACCAATGCGGAAGCGGGTGCAGGAACAGCAACAGACAAAGCTTTGGTCCCAAGCAATATCAGTTCACTCGATTTGTCAGCGATGAATAACACAACAAGCGCTTTTATCTCAAACATCACAAGCGAAAGCTTGAACGATCTGAGCGATGTAAGTTTCACAGCAGGCGCTGGTATTGATGGTCATGTGCTTACTTATGATAACACTGCTAGTGAATGGCAAGCGGTAGCACCCGCAAGCGGTGCAAAGCCTAATATAACATCAGTAAGCACGTCTCAAACTACTGACTATACAATATCAACAAACACCGGAATAGAAGAAATATTTTTAATTGATTCTGGTGCATCTATTAATGTGAATCTTCCGAGCGCAAGTACTGTTGGATCGGGATATAAGTATGTTATTAAAAATCTATCTAGCTCATATACTTTAACAGTAGATGCGAATTCAACTGAAACTATAGATGCTAGTTTAACATATCAGCTTAATGTACAATACCAAGCTTTGACTATTGTTAGCGATGGTACATCTAGCTGGTATATTATCTAGGAGTTTAAAGCATGAGCTATCGTTGCAAAAACCCTAAGTCTACAGTGCTGATTCAGTTAAGCGCAGATGGAACACAAACAGCGGCTTCCGATGGTGATAAAGTATTATTTCCAACAAAACTCACAACCGGAAGCGATGGAGTCAGTGTTTCTGCCGGTGTAATCTCACTTGATAGTTCAAGGTCTTACTACATGAGTGTTCATGTAGATGCTAATAGGCCATCTTCAAGTAGTGATATAAGCGCGGAATGGTGGAATGATACAACATCAACAAAGCTAGGCCCGAGTGATGGAGCTTTTGAAGCTCGATGGTTGCCTGGTAATCCCAGCGGAGGTGCTCCATATTATAACGGGTCTACGCTTGGACAGTTAACGTTAGTGCATCCAAACCATGATATTAGTGTTAGAATTAATCAATTGGGAAGCGGTAATACACTAAACATCAGTGAATACTTTCATTTATACATAATTGAAATCGACGATTAGGAGGCGCTTTATGAGTTATGATCCGAGCGAAGGAGGGGGGGTAGTTTTTAGCGCATATTTAGCCACAGCTTCAACAGCTCTTCCTTACATAACTACCGGTGGGAGCTATACTTTTTCGTGGGACAGTGCGAATCAAGCTTGCTCTATTGTTAATAATACTGTCGTTTGTAATCATTATGCATCAACTGCAACTTGTGATTTAGCAACAAATGCAACTCCGACAATTAACGCTTTTGCGTATGGTTATAAGTACTCTGAATACACAGGCAGTCATTTATACAATGCATATGCAAAAGGTGACGATAATGCTTGGGGAGTGCATCGAGATACTAACGAGCTAGTCACTGACACAAAAGTAATTTATCACCTGAACGGCTTTCGAAATATCAACGGATTAGATCAATTTGCTGGAGTGATAATATGACATATTTAGCAAAACCAAAGTCAAATGTGAGAGTTGATTTGCTTGTATTCAATGGACTATCTAGCGTTTCAGTGGGTACAATTTTTACAGTTAATGACACTCCCAAAAATACAACTGCCGTGATAAATGCGTCGGGTCATATTGTTTTGCATGATCAATCGAGTTGGAGATTAGAAGCTAATTGTATGTGTCAATACTCGACCACAAGCGCAAGCTATGAAGCGATCTGGTGGTGGTATGATGGAACAAACAATTTAGGGAATCGCGGAAGGATGAGCAATGCAAGTAATACACAACTGAGTCGCGGTTCTTGTTCTCTTTTATTAAGATCTTCGGACATTACTAATACAATCACAATTTATCCTAGAATTAGTAATTTATCCGGCTCTCCTAATTATGATGGTACTTATACTCCCTTACCTCATGTCAGAATCTACGAAATACCGAATTAAAATAATGATTGAACAACTATTAACAAACCGAGATCAAATTCCCTATGTCATCGCTTGCGCTTGTATCGTCTTGGCTTTGGTCGTTGGCTATATGTTTGGCCACCAAGATCCAGCGGTCGTTTGTGCTGACTATATTGTCAAAGAGCATGAAGCGACAGAGAAAGCGCTGAAGCTGAATCAAAAGCTTACCGAGTGCAAGATCACCAAAGTTGGGGATGCTGTTATTGATTGTCAAAAAGTCTGTGATGATCAGACAAGGAAAGCGCTTGAGAACTTCAAAGCGATCACTTGTGAGGATTAAGCGATGAGTTTTTTTTTAAGCATAATTGTCTTCCTCACTCCAATCGCTCCGTTAAGTGATATACCACCAACTTCAATTTGGCTTGGAAAAGGTATTCCGATCATTCAAGGTGAGAAGCTGAAGCCAGGTGATGAGATCAAAACGATCAAGATGGCCTTGTCAGTTTATGACTTTGTGAGACTTAAGGGAGCGCTTGAAAGCTCAACAGATCTTTGTCAATGGGCGATTGAAGAGTCTGTCAAAGAGTGTATGCATGGAATGAAGACTCAGTTGGACATTGCGATAAATCGTGAGTCTAGTCAGGTTGAATTGATCCAAGCTTATGAGCACAGATTGAAGCAAACTGAAACAGCATTGAGCGAAGCGGAAAAGTATAATAAAATACTTTTATATGTTGCCGGTGGTCTTGCTATTGTGTCAGCTTCAGCAACAACACTCTTTTTCATAGGGAAGTAATTATGGACAGCATGAATCCGATAGATGTTGGTCAACTCTTAGCCTTAGCTGCTTTTTGGTACTCGACCACCAAAGACAAGGCTCAAAAGTCAGAAGAGCTTGGTCGGATGAAGCAACAGATCGCAACGCTTGAAACAAAGAGTGTTCAAGTGGATAGTCAGTTGAATGATATTAATACCAAGCTCAATCAACTCATGGAGTCAAATGCTAGGCTTGAAGCTCAAATGAGATTGCTCCTTGGAAAAAAAAACCTTAAGTTTGTCGACACTCCCATGAGCTTTGCTAGTGGTACTTATGAAGGCTAAACACCTTCAAGTAAGAATCAAGCAATGTGACCTCATAGCGTCAAGCTCTCCTTGTCCAAGAAGGAAAGTGGGCGCTGTAATCGTTGATCCTTCAACAAACGTGATCATAAGCGAAGGCTACAATGGAACACCAAGAGGATCGACTAAGGCGCTTTGTGGTGGCTCAACTTGCAAGCGAATCACTGATCACATTGTCAGCGGAACTCAAAACGATATTGGATGCCACCATGCTGAAATGAACGCTATCCTCAACGCTACAAGGACCGGCAATTCTACTCTTGGGAAGTGGCTCATTGTAAACTGTGATCCTTGCCTTATGTGTGCAAAGGCCATTCATCACAGCGGAATAGTCAGAGTATATTCACCAAATATAGGTGGCGCTGGTCTTCACTATCTCAAAGAGAATCAAGTTGAGACTTTAGTCATTGAAGCATAGATCAAAGAACTCATTGACCTTGCTCCAATCATTCTTCTTCATATAGGTGAGAAGCTTCTTTGCTTCATTCATGTATTGCTCCGGTACTCGATTCAATTCAGTGACTAGCTCAGCATAAGCAGGCTCATTAATTCGCGGGCCATAGATGTTTGGCGGACAATCAGCAAGTACAGGATATTGAGCAACAAAGCCAGCATGAACACCTTGAACAGCTTCATCATTGTCATGCTTCCACCAATCTTGAAGATCAGTCCAAGCTCGTCTCAAGACATCATGTTTGATAAAGCTGTAGAAAGCATCTTCCAACTCTTCAGGATTCATGTCAGCAGGATCAAGCTTTTGACGATTCAAGCGACCTTGAGCTTCCTCTCTTGAAATGTTGTGCTCGTCAATCACTTCCCAAAACTCTTGCTCACTCCCAAAGGACCAAACTGTTTTCACTTCAGTTTTTTTTGGTGCTTCTTGCTTTGGTGCTGGTTGCTTTGGAGCTTGCTTTGGCGCTTGTCGTTGTGGCGCTTGCTGTTGTGGTGCTGGTGGACGAATCTCTTCACCGAGTGAGTCAGCGCTGATCTGTGCTCGTTCATCATCACTCATCTTTGTGTTGTCTGCAATCTCATCCGCTGAGTAAATACCGCTAACAGCATCCGGGAACACAGCACGAAGGCCCATAGTCAAGACACGAGAGCGCAACATCTGCAAGGGCATTTGTCGCCAATTTCGATTGTTTGTAAGTCCTTGAGCTTGAGCCATCTCGATTGTATAAACGAAAGTATGGACAATGTCAGCCGGTTCATCTGTGCGAGCAAACTCCATCGTACATTGTTGAGCGGTCCAAGATGAGATTCGCATGAAGCGGACCAAGCCAGAGTTGCGACAAATACCTGCCATAGCATCAGCATTAAGTGAGGGCTTACCGCGCAGACAAAAGCTTTGAGTTTGAACAAGACCAATATCGCCATTGAAGTGATGACCAAAGGCAGCATGACAACGGACAAGATCTTGAGCGCTGTTGTTGTCGAGTAGTTGAGCGATTTGAATGGCTTCGTTGATGTCTTTTGGAATATAGATTGATTTATACATAGTGTTTTCTCCCTGAGTTGTTTTGATTAGTAGTGATAGTTTTGATGTGGTGGTTCTTTGTAGTTTATTGCTTTTCTTACCTTTGGTCTCCAATCATCAAGGTTCTTCTCACACCAAGAACGAATGTTTGGATAGGTTGGCTTGGCATTAATTAAGTATTTTTTCTTAGTGTAGCTCATGCCATCCTTGATAATGTTGGCACACTCATCAGCTGGAGCATATCCAAATTGACCATGAGAGATTGCCACCCAAATGACCGGAATGATTAAAAGTAAAGCGAAGCATCCAACGATTAGATCGTCTTTGATTGTTTTGTCTGGAGTCATGTCAGTGTTTCCTTTGATTAGTTTCTTCTTAAGATTTCGTTTTTAATAGCTGTTAAAAGTTTCCATTCGTCAGAACAAAAATTGTGTGGAGCTTCCCAAAGCTTAGTCCAAAGCTTGTTTTGGATTTTATTAAGCTTTTCATCATTAAGAAGGGCACAAATTAGAGCGAGTTTTTTGTCTGGAGTCATGTCAGTATTCCTTTGATTAGTTGTTTAGTGATTGAGCAGCTTCTTTGTCGAGTTCTGCATTGAGTTCTTCTTCGTATTGAGCAACGTCATCTTGCTCTTGCTCTTGGTCGTCATTCTCTGCGTTATAGATGTCAGCAAACTTGGCGCGGTGTAATTCGATTCTCATTGCGATTGATAGTGTCGTAGTGTCCATGTCAGTTAGTCCTTATAGGAAGTCTTTTGGTTTATAGGTCTTTGAGAAGGTCATTTGATTGGCAAGTTCTGCGAGCTTAGTTGCAAGCTCTAAACTTGGCTTTGCATGGTTATTGATGATCTTTGAAAGATATACTTGGTTAGTTCCAGCTTGCTTGGCAAGAACACCAAGCTTTACTGATTCTTTGAGCTTCTTTCTTTTTTTTGGATTCATATTGAACTCCTTTAAGTCAGTGATGAACATGAACAAGGATTAACAGGCTTAAAAAACATAGTCAAGTTTTTTTATCTATAAAAATAATTATAGACAAGTTGTTTCTGTGATGATAAATCTAGCTTACTCTATATATGCAACAAGGGAGAACTGACATGAATGAAGGACAACTCACTGACTTAGTCATGGAGCGCACAGATATTCCACCAATGGCCAAAATCGTTTTGAGAGCAATCATCAGACGCGTTGATTGGAAGACATGGACAAGCAAAGAAGGTCACAAAAATGTGAGTACCAGAGAGCTTGCTAAGCGCTGTGGAACATCCTTGCCAACTGTGATCAAGAGCATTGCTCGACTTGAGAAGGCCGGCTTGATTGAGAGAGACTTTTTCAAAGCTACCAAAACACAGGCTCCACCGATCAAAGTGAATGTTGAAGCTATCCTCAAAGGTGCTAAAGAAAGTTTAGCAGGGGGTGCTAAAGAAAGTTTAGCAGGTGAGCTAAAGAAAGTTAAACAGGGTGCTAAAGAAAGTTTACCTCAAGGTGCTAAAGAAAGTTTAGCACTATCAATAGAGAGCAATAGTTATACAATAAAAAAACAATATATAAATCCATCCTTATCACTAGGCCAAGAGTGTATTGAGATTTCTGCTTTGAATGAAGATGCTAAAGACTGGGGAGTTCGTAATTCTGAACTATGGGCAGATCATTATGTAAATGATCTTATTATAAATCTTCATAACCAAACTGACATTGACACTGACAAGGACTAAACCATGAAAAGCTTAGCAAGCGAAGTTCACAAGATCACTCGACACTTAGAAGAGTTCAAACGATTACGAGCCAATATGCCAAAGGCTGAGAAGCCAAAGGTCGAGTTCAAAGACTTCAGGCATCTAAACCATGACAATCTCGAAGAGAACGAAATGATCCATCCGGCAGCCGCTTTCTTCAAAACTAAAGAGATTCCATACTGTGGTCGATGTGGTGAAGGATTCATCTATTCAGTTTGTTCACTTGGCAATCGTACAGCAACAATCTGCAAATACTGCGAGCGACCAAGAAGAAGACTCAAGAAGCTCAATGACCTTCAGCTTCCCTATGATGCAATAGGGATGCATCTTGGTCGGTATGAATTCGACACTCAAGAGCAATTTGAGCGAGTAAGAAACCTTGTGACTTGGATGAACACTCCCAAAGATCAGCGCGGTGATGTATCTCCAAGCCTTTATCTTTGGGGAAGTCCAGGCAATGGCAAGACAAGTCTCCTTTATGCTTTGGCTAAGCAAGCTGTCTTCTCTGATCATCGAGTCATGTTCACAACTCACACTCAACTGATTGATCAGATCAAACGGACCTTCAAAGGCAAAGACGACAATCCTCTTGATCATTGGCTTGCTAACACTGACTTGCTTCTCTTCGATGAGTTTGGCGGAATTGGTGGAGGCGCTAACATGACAGAATGGTTCAAGGCCACAACCATTGACATCATCCAAAGAATCTACGAGCGATGGGCAGCAGGAAAGCTAAGCATTGTCATGACGACCAACTTGACTCCTGAAGAGCTATTCAACAAAGCTCTAAACCGAAACAAGGCCGGAGCATCCAGACTTCAAGCAATCTTCAAGAAGCCGATCAAGATGCAAGGAAGAGATCGACGTGGTGATGATGGAAATCTTTCTGATTGGGGAGTGAGATAGTTCTTGCAAGTCTGATCAATCTATGTCTTGATGCTCGTCCCTAGTGAGCCAAATCTTTTTTTATTTTTAAACTTAGTGTGTAAAAACACTTTTAACTAATGGTTTAATAATGACTAATGAGCCTCAGAGACTTGTCTGGCAAGCTAGGGATTCTTTTTTTTCTTTGTTGCTTTTCTTGTTTACTTATCGTTTACTAAGTAGACAAAGGAGACAATTATGGAAAACAAACCAATGTCATTTAGAATTAGTGTAGAACAAAGAAAGATACTTGATGCCATTGCTCGTGATGAGCAAAGATCCTCTTCCTCTGTAGCACGAATCTTAATGGAGATTGGCCTTGAAGAATATCAAAAAGCTAAAGCAAGAGCTGGAGCAAGCTCGAATCTACTTCAACTTCTGGACCGAAAATAGACACCTTCCAACAGCTGCCGAAACAGCTGACTACTTCGCAGGCCGATTATCCAAACTTAGGAAAGAAATAAAAGATGTCGAAGACAAGCATAAACATAATTCAGATCTTGGGTGATGTCGTTGAAGCTCCAACAATGGAACAGAATCAATACACTCAATACCTAAAGCTCAAAGTCCGGACCGTTGAGAAGTTCCCAAGCAAAGGCGAGCAAAAGCAACAAATTGAGATTCATGAGCTTCGAGTCTTTGGCCAGCTTGGTCGATTCATGAGCGATACAACTCATCAAGGCGACACAATCTATTGTGAAGGCGCTCTCAAGAGCTTCGACAAGAAGTTCTATATTAACGTTAAATCAATTCAAACGATCATCAAGGCCAATGGCCTTCTTCCTCCTGAAGACGTAGATCGTAGATACCCACAAAGGAAAGTTTAAACAAAAGGAACACTGACATGACTATAATGACTAAAATGGAAGACAATAACGTTGTCGAAGGACTGCACCGAACTTATGAAAACATGGATCCTTGCCAATATGTTCGAGAGATCTATCAAAACAGCGTTGAAGCCGGTGCGACAGACATCCGCTTCACTTTGGATAAATTAGCCAAGAAAGTTCTTGGTGTTGAGCGCGGAGTTGGGATTGATAATGGACCAGGTATTCCAAAAGATAAGATCAAAGACTTAATCAATAAAAAGAACAGTTCATCCAAGAACACCAATGGACCAGACCAAAACTTTGGAGTTGGCCTAAAGGTCGCTGCTTTACCAAGAAATCAATATGGCTTGATTGTCATGTGCAGAACCAAAGAGCAACCAAAGGGCTTCATGATATGGCTTTGTTATGACTTTGACCATGATGGGAATCTTATTGCTGGAACAAAGGCATTGACTAGTCTTGAGCAATGGAATGATTACAATGATGGAACGATCAGTGAACTTGTTCCAAATGATTTAATTGACTTCCAAGAGATTCAAGATGCTCACTATGATTCTTTTACTTTTCATGGAATTGATTGGATGTCTTGGTGGGATGCCAACAGTGAGAACGAAACGGGGACAGCTGTCATCCTTTGTGGCAATAGCAATAAAGGAGATGAAAACACTTTCAATCATCTAATCTATGAAGGTAAATCTTTTTTACAATCAAGATATTTAAAATATGATGTTCGGCCTATCTTTGGGCGTAGATCAAACACTGCAAAGCAAAACATAACTCATAACACAATCTATGATCCTTTATCAGTGTTGAGTGAGTTCTATGCTGAAACAGGAACAATCACATTTAAATCTTGGAAACTTCATTATTTTGTCCGGACAAAACTTGAAGATCATGGCGGAGAGAAAACAACAGCTTTAATTCATAAGAAGTTTAAAGAAATCATCTTATATAAGAATGAACTTTATGGAGATTACACAAGCCTTCATCCATTAAGCATAGCAGCACAAAGGAACTCTTGGGGGATCTTTTACAAGAGTGTTGGCGATCGTGTCACTTTGATCATTGAGCCACCAATCTACAATAAGAGAACAGGAAAAGGAGTCTATCCAAATGAAGCTCGCTCACAGCTTTCTTGGAAAGATTCAAAGGATGCAACTCCGGTTCAAACTATTCCGCTTGATAAACTCAAAGCTCACTTCATTAAGAATATGCCAGAATCAATTCGACAGTTAATTGAAGACGAGCATACTTTAGAAATGAGTGAGTATAAAAAAAGCAAGGTGGCCGAAGAATTAAATCAATGGCTGTCTATTCCAAAGGACAAGCGCAAGTCTAAGAGTGGCGAAGGTCTTTTGATTGCGGATCCAAGAGGAACTTTAATTGGCGGACTTCCAACCGGTGATCTTTTCTCGAATCTCAAAGCTGGTCAATCTGACAGTTCTTCTAATTCAGGCAACAGTAAAGACAAGACTAAGAAAGAGCCAACAGAGGAAGAACTTAAAAAGAAGGAAGAAAAGCGCAAGGCAAGAGAGCAAGCCGAAAAGAAACGACAAGAGCCACCAACAGTGACATTTCACAAACAAAGTGAGGATCAAGCTGAAGAATGGTTCAAGCGCAATGGCCAATGGCAGGTTGCTTTCTATGAAGAGCCGGGAGCCAATGGACAAGGTAATCTCTTAAGGATCAATCAAAACCATGATTGTTTTTGGGGATATATGAACCTTGTTGAAGATTGGCTCAAAGCAAAAGGTAAGAAGATGCATAAAGCAGAAATCTTTCAACATATAGTCAGACCTTTTTGGGAAGACTATGCTCCTTGCAAGATTCAACACGCTAAAACCATTCAAGCAACAAAGCGAGATAAAGATGGCTTTGCTCCTGAGCGCTTAACCTTTGCTTTCTATGGTGATATTCACTTTTTAAAACCTTTAATCCATACCTATTATAAGCAATTTGAAAAAGGTAATGTTGGCCAATGTTAGACCAGTACAAGATCAAGATGTTGGCCATCCAATACAAGATGCTTGGCTTCACCAATAAGCAAATAGCAGATACTTTCAATCGCTATGGCTTGGTAACTCCAATCAAGAAAAGGCCCTATAGTAGCGTTGCAGTTTCAGAAATGACCAAAGGCATCAACAACAGATCAGGCAATTATTCAAAGCCAAAGAAAGAAGTAAACATGAGCAAGATTTATCACGAAGGAAACGGAACAGCTCAATTGATTGACTTTATGGGAAGCGATAAGCGCGTGGTCGATGCTGCCAGAGTAAGCTTCCTCAAAGATGATCATGCAGAGTCTAAGCTAACAGATCGAGACAAGAAGCTCATCAAGTTCTTAGCAGCGCATAATCACACTTCACCTTTTGAGCATTGCCTAGCTACCTTTGTTCTTAAAGTTCCTTTGTTTGTTCGCTCTCAAATTATGAGACATAGAACATTCTCATACAACGAAGTGAGCAGACGATACACTTCAGAGCAGATCGACTTTTGGAAGCCGGACACCATGAGAGGACAGGCTAAAGATAATCTTCAATGCTCAGAGGGAACTGTCGAGTCAAGTGAAGCGGACAGCATCTTCAAGGTCGCAACAGAGTTTAGTTTTGCAAGTTATCAGCAACTTATTGAAGCCGGTGTCTCTCGTGAAATTGCTCGCGGTGTGTTACCACAAAGCACCTACACGACTTTTTACATGACCGGAAATCTTCATAATTGGATCAAGTTCATCAAGCTTCGTGATCATGAACACGCTCAACCGGAAACAAGAGACATCGCTCAACAGATCAAGAGAGCGCTTGAAGTCTGCTTCCCAAACTCTATGCAAGCTTACTTTGATTAAACTTATGAGTGATTACATTCAAGATGGTGAGCGCTATCAAAAGCGCTTGGCTTCCAAAAAACGATGGCGAGATAAAAACAAGGCATATATCAAAGCTTATTATTATTGGTATCATTGGACAGTGACCAAGCCTGGCATTATCCAAGTAGACAGGCCAAACATAAAGGACTTCAAATGAATGATGAACACTTAAAACACTTTTGTCTTGAACTCGACCAACGTGGATTCTCAATCAATGAGATTCAAAAAGCTATCATAAGCAATCATAACATGGTGCTTTGTTTGGAAGATGTTGAAGGTCTATTGCGTGATGCTAAGAATGAACAAGGCGAACAAAAACACGCACACGCGAGGGAAGCTAAGGTTTTGAAGGCTCTTTGTGAGATCAAGCAAAGGCTTGTTCATACTGATTGCTCTCCGCTTCAAAGAGAAAGTGAAGCGCTTTATCAAACTATATGGTCCGTAATCGGAGAACATTATGGCTGGAACAAAGAAGAAGACATCGAAGACACCGAAGATCAAGAGGAAGACCAAAGTCCAAATTGAGCGAGAGAAGAAGCAAGAAGCTCTCTTGGAGAACATAAGAGCAGGAATGTCCATTGGCGCTTCATGCTCTCAAGCTGGTGTTGGTCGCACAACTCACTATGATTGGTATGACAAATATCCTGACTATGCTGAAGAGGTTGATGCTGCCATTGGCTTCTCTGAAGCTGTCATGCTTGCCAAGCTTGATCGATGCATTGACGACAAGATGGATTGGAGAGGCTGGGCTTGGAGATTATCAAAGCGCTTCCCTGATCTTTATGGCGACATGAAGCAAATTGAAATGAATGTCAGCAACAAATCCGATGGATCCGAAGAAGTTCTCAGCATGATGAAACAGCTAGAAGCACAGGTCCAAAATAAGGAAAGCCTAGTCCATAATTCAGGGGAGAACTCTGAAGAGGACTAGGCCATCACTGACATGAATACTTTGACAAGAAGTATCGAGCGGAAGACTAAATCATATTATGACAGAAATCAAACTAAATCCTTTACAGCTTGAAATCATCAAAGGCATCACTCGAAAAGACAAGGTAATAGCAGCGCGTTGTGGATGGGGTTCCGGCAAGACTTCAGCGCTTGTGTTCTCCATCCTATACCTTGCCAAGACTCGACCGGGAACATCTTCCTTGTTGGTCACTGACACAACACCAAGATACAACTCTGTCTTGATGCCAGAGATGGAGAAGTGGTTGAGTCCTCTTGGATGGACTTATAACCACACTATGAAGCAGTGGACCGACCAGCATACAGGGAGTCAAGTGTGGTGTCGCTCTTACTTCCGACCGGGAACAAGAGAAGCAACTCATAATCCTCTTGAAGGTCTTAACGTAACAAGCGGAGTCTGTCTGATTGATGAATGTCAGACACTTACGATGGAGGTTGCTCACAAAGCGCTTGGTCGTCTTCGTGCTGGTCCGAGTCCGATCTTGATCTTGGTGGGTCTTCCGGTCGTTGATGCTTGGTGGGTTAATATGGCGGAGAGTCAAAACATTGCTCCCTTGTTCTTCAGCTCTTATGTCAACCAAGACAACCTTGCTGATGAATGGTTTGAAGCAACCAAGATGCTTCCACCGGATGAGCGAGAAGCCATGATCATGAATAAGCCAAAGCCACCGAGCGGATTGATTTATTCAGAGTTCACCGAAGCGAGCC